GAATCAGAGGAAAATTCATAATGCAATAAATAACGGAACTGAAAAATACTATGTTATCAATATAGGAAGGCAGTTCGGTAAAACTTTATTGGCATTGAATCAAATGTTATTTTGGGCTTTAAATAATAAAGGCTGTAAAATAGCATGGGTAAGTCCTGTTTACAAACAATCAAAGAAAGTATTTGAAGAAACGTTTAAGGCATTTGCAAAACGAATGGAGATATACCGAAAGGTTAATCAATCCGAGTTAATTATAGAATACATCACAGGATCAACAATTCAATTCTTTAGCGCAGAACGATACGATAATATTCGTGGCTTCACATTTGATTACTTAGTTTGTGATGAGTTTGCCTTTATGGACGAAAAGGCATGGACAGAAGTTTTAAGAGCAACTGTACTCGTAAAAGGTAAAAAGGTTCTTTTGATTTCAACACCAAAAGGTAAAAATCACTTTTATAAGATGCACCAATTGGATGGCACCAATGAGCAGTACAAATCATTCACAATGACTTCGTACGATAACCCAATGATTAACCCATCCGAGATAGACGATGCAAAGTTAACCTTACCTGAAATGATATTTAGGCAGGAATACCTTGCAGAGTTCATTGATGGTTCTGCAATGCTATTCAACAATCGACAATTAACAGATAACAAATCTTACGGCAAAGCATTTGCAGGAATTGATTTAGGAAGAGCAGACGATTACTCGGTACTATCTATATTTAACGAGAAAGGCGAACAGTTCTATATTGAACGTTGGAGACATAGCGATTGGGCAACAATAGTTAAGAATATCGCAAATGGATTAAAAACAAATAACGTTCAAACAGCATTAGTTGAGGTTAATTCAATTGGAGATGTTATATTTGAAATGCTGCAAAAGGAATGTTCAAGTTATTGCACTATTGAACCATTTGTAACTACTAATCAAAGTAAAAAAGAAATAGTTGAATCTTTGATAGTGGCAAATCAAAACAAAGAAGTTAAATTCTTAAATGTGGACTGGCTAGATAAAGAACTTGAAATGTTTACATACGAATACAATCCAAAAAGTAGAGTAATTAAATATTCAGCAACAAGTGGATTTCACGATGACGGAGTTATGGCATCATGTTTAAGTTTCCACGCTTACTCTAAATACAAAACAGGCAGATACACAATAATATAATTAAAAGGTACTTTTTAAAATGATGACAATTGAATTACCAAATAGCTGGCATGATATCTCAATAGAGAAATTTCCTTTAATCTATGATATTACAAGAGATAAAGATATTGATCCTATTGATAGAGAAATTAGAGTTATTTCTATTTTAACAGGTATTACAGTTGCTGAAGTTGAGAAAATAAGAATCGACCAACTAAAAGAACTGATTAAGAATGTAAACTTTATTTTTAAAATGGAGTTTCCTAATTCAGTTGAGATGTTTAAGCACAATGGTTATAGATGGGTAGTAAATTATGACATCACTAAACTAAGCGCAGGTGATTTTATAAGTTTAAGCAAACTAACAGAAAGCGAAGAAAGTATTATTGGTAACTTACCTCAATTAGTTGCAATGTTTGTTAAGCCTTATAAACTTAAATGGCTTAAGTTAAAAGAGGTCGAAATGGATTATGAACAAAAAGTCGAACATATTAAGAGTATAAATGTAGGCATAGTTTATCCTTTATGTGTTTTTTTTTGCAAAGTTATAGAAGGTTTGTATCCTCATATAGAGGATTATTTGGTAAAACAAATGAGCGAAGCGAGGATGACAATGGAGAGCGAATTGAACGAACTGAAGAACAAAAACACTTAGATTATTGGAGTTGGTATGTTACATTGGATAGCTTAAGTGGTAAAGATAGAAGTAAATGGGACTTTTACTTAAATATGAATGTAGTTGCTTTTTTAAATTATTTGAGTTACATAAAAGATAGGAATAAATGGCAAAAATAAACCAACAGCAATTTAGTGAATTAGATAACTTTTTATCTGATGTAGAAAGTAAGCTAACAGGTGAGCAGGATATTTATTCTCAAAAAGTAAATGACTTTTTAAAAAGAGTTAAAGATAATTTAGAGAAATATAAGTTTAACGCTTCAGGTAATTTATCTCAATCATTAAAGGCATTACCAATTAAACAAAATCAAAACGGAGTTACAGTAACAATTGAACTCGAAGATTATTGGGAAGATTTAGAAAAAGGAACACCAGCAAAAGGATATTCAAAAGAAAACAGAAAAAAGTTACAGCCTAAGATTTTAGAATGGATAGGCAATAAACCTGAATTACAAAGCATAGCAGGGGACAAGAAAGGGCAAAGGTCATTATCCTATGCAATAGCAACTAACATACTTAAAAAAGGAACTATTAAAAGATTTGGATATAAAGGTAAACCATTCTTAACTGAAGAGATACCACAATTAGAAAAAGACATAACACAAGAATTTGAATAATGGCAATAACAATTTACAATACACCTAACAGCTACGCACCCGTTTACAATCAAATGATTTATACTTTGAGTTCAACAAACGTTGCTCAATCTAATTTCAGATACATAGCAGATATTTATGTAAATGGTTCAAGTGATTACACTAGATTAGAAGTAGGCAGAAATCCAAGTAACAACTATGGAACATTTGATGTTGCAGGTATCATTCAAAACTTTTTAACTAGAGACTTTGAAGATAACACAACTACATTTAAGCAATGTGTAAACTCAATAGCATCTTATATAGTTCAATTTGGTGAGCAATATGGGGCCAGTAGTGGAATTACGAACTATCCTAACTTAACTACAAGTTCAGGTTATTGTTTTAATGGGGTGTTCAGTCCGTTAGACTTTTTAGATTTTACAACAAATACTTATGTTCTGCAAAATACTTCAAGTCAATTTTTAACTGACAGACCAACTTTTGAATCAAGAACAGGTGAGAAACTTATTTTAGGTTTTATGACTGATGCTGCAAATGAAGCCTACAATTTAGAAGTTATAAGCTATTATGACGAAGGTACAGTTTTTAACACAGTAAGAGTTCAAAATCCTTACACAGCTTTAAGCAATAGGCAAGACCGTTCAATAAATGTAAGAGTAGATTATGACTGGTTAACTAGCTTAGTCAATGCTGATTTATCATTTGGCACAACACCGATATTTGTTACTAATTGGGAATACTACGAAGTAAGAATTAAAAATAGCGCAGGAACGATAGTGAGTGAAACAATAAGAATATATCCTGGCGAAGATATTTGCTCAAAGTACACACCTATTCGTTTTAAGTTTATGAATAACTATGGTAAGTATGATTATTACACTTTCACAGGTGCAATGACTAAAAACACCAATATTAAAAGAAATACTTACAAAAGCAACCCAAATCAATGGAGTGGTACTAATTATAGCTACTCAACTACAAGCAGAGGATTAAGCCAATATGAAACAATATTAGACGATACAATTACAATCAATAGTGATTGGATTACAGAAGCTGAAAGTATTTGGTTAGAGCAATTAGTAACAAGTCCTGATGTTTATATTTACGATGGCAGTAACTTAGTTTCTGTAAACATTACAGATAGTAGTTATCAAACAAAATACGAGGCTAGTCAGCAGCTATTTAATTTAGTGGTTTCATTTACTTACTCACAAAACAGAAAAAGACAAAGAAGATGATTTTAACTAAAATTTATATTAATAACGAGCAGATAGATTTAAAAGAAGATGTTTCAATACCTCTTAACTTTAACATTGCTGATATTAGAGAACCTGAAAAACGTTCTACTACATGGAGCAAGACTGTTATATTACCAGGCTCTACTTTTAACAATGAATTGTTTTCGAATATATGGAATGTTAATGCAGTCATTAATAGTACAGGCACTACTAACTTTAGTCCAAATTTTAACCCGAACTTAAAAGCAATAGCAGAAATAACTTATAATGAAGCTACACAGTTCAAAGGCATTTGTCAATTGTTAAATGTTAATGTAACTGATAAATACGAGATTGAATATGAGGTTGCTTTTTTTGGTGAGTTGCAGAATGTATATCAGTTTTTTACTAATAAATATTTAAGAAATATTGATTTAACTGAATTTAATCATCCTTATACATTAAATGAGCAGTATTTAAGTTGGTATCGACCTATTGGCGAAGGTTATGTTTATCCAATGATTGATTACGGTAATTCAATTAATAGTGAATTTAGAGTACAACACATGTATCCTGCAATTTACATTAAAACGATTATTGATAAAATGTTTAGTTCTGCTGGATTACTTATGAATCAAATTTCTTTAATAGTGATTTATTTAAAAGATTAATCATGCCTTACAATGGCAAAAGTGATTTAAAACTAAATACAACACAAGTTAGAGATAGAAGTTTTAGAGCTGAAAAAACATCAGTTCAAACTTTAAGTATAAATAAAGTTTTTGCAAATTCACTACCTGATGGTTCACAAAATGCAAACATTATAGTTAATTTTCAAAATGATTCAACAGGTCCTAATTTTGATGATGGCAATCATTTTTTTGATATAAATGGCGGAACTAATCTAAATACTTTTGTCGTTCCACGTTCAGGAGTTTATACTTTTAAAACTCAACTTTATTGCAGTGCAAGTCACTACCCAAGTACAGCAACAGCTGGAGTTAATTCAAGTTCTTTGGGAATGATTAAAATAGTAAAAAATCCACTAAACCAAGGTAGTGGATACCAATCTATTGCTAATGTACCAGTTTATTTAGCAATAAATTATGCTAGTTCACAAGTTGAGAATGCCTTTAATATTCCTGCAATAGCAAGTTATAATATAAGCGATGTAACTATTTCAAGTGGTACTACTGGACCAGAAGTTTATGGCAGTTTAGAAATAACATCTTTTGTTGATGAAAATGATATTATTGAAATT